ATTAGATAATATTCAAATCCAGGCTACAACACAGTTCCCAGCATGGAAAGAAGATATCCTAAAGGGTGTATCAGTGAAAACATTGCTTACTCCTTATGTAGCATCATATGAAAAGATTTATGGCAAAACTCCTGCACCAACGGACCTATATGATGTCGCTGCTGGGCAGACTGCCATACCAGTACTAGCCTGGGAAAAGGCACAGTGGAAGAACCCAAAGATTAAAGAGACTCAATTCTACAAGGATACAGTCAACAATGACCTACGAGCCTTGGCTAATGCGTTTGGAGTTAATGTATAATGGTTGCAAAGTCAGCAGACCAGGCACGTGCGGAAGCCGCCGCAAAGGCTAAAGCAGTAGCCGCAGCAAAGGCTGCAGCAGCAGCAAAGGCTAAAGCAAGTAAAGCAGCGGCTGCTAAGGCAGCAGCGGCAAAACAACCAGCATCTAATGCGGCTGCTGCTCGCGCTGCAGCAATTGCGCGTAGCAAAGCAAAAGCAGAAGCAGATGCAAAAGAATTAGCATATATTACTAACTTTGAAAATCCAATCACAAGCCAGTATGACCCACGCATTGCGCTTAACGCTGGATATGACCCAGCAAGAGTTGGAATGACAGCCAGTCCAGAATCAAATGCAGACGGTGACGGCACAAACGGTGATGGCACAAACGGTGACGGCACAGACGGCAACGGCATAAACGGTGACCGACCTCCTCGCAAAAATCCTGCAGACAATCCAGTATATGCAGCCTTAACTGCAGGGCTATCTGTTTATAAAATTACTGGTCTTGCTAGTACACTTGAACAGATTCGTATGGACTACCCTGACATTTCATCGGAGGACATGCTTACGCTCCTACGTAACGACCCTCGTTATAACAAGGAATACCTAAAGCGCTTTGCTGGAAATGCAAAACTTGCTGCAGCAGGTAAGGCAATGCTGTCTGAAAAAGATTACCTTGCTAATGAGTCAGCATACGCAAAGATTTTTAAGGCGTATGATGTCGAGCGATTTGCAAATACAGAACAATATGCAACTTTAATTGGCAACGAATTAGCACCAGATGAAGTTGGTGCTCGTGTCTCAATGGCATACAAGCGTATACTTAATGCTGATTCAAATGTTCTTCTAGCATTAAGAAAGTTTGGCTCATCATTGTCTACTGGAGATTTAGTAGCAGCAATGCTTGACCCTAGAAACCAACTGCCTGCACTTGAGAAAAAGATTACATCTGCTGAAATTGGTGGTGCTGCTCTTAAGCAGGGACTACAGGCATTTGAAGCAGCAACTTCTGTTCAGTCAAGTGCGTACTCAAATGTAATGGGTGGAACAATTGGAACTGAGGCAGCAATGCAGTCAGGTGCTAATGCTGAAACTGCTAATGTAGATTACAGAGCAATTGCAGCAGAACTTCCACGAATGGAATTCTTAAGTTCTATATCTCAGGGTCTTCCGCAGTATGCTCAAGTGGAAGCAGAGAAGGCTAGAATCCAAGGACTAGCATCAGAAGAAAGAAAAAAGCAAAGTTTGATTGCTCTTGAAGAAGCACGCTATGGCGGCTCTTCTGGAGTAGGACGAATGAGTTCCTCAGTCGCAGGAATTATTTAATAAAGAATCCTGAACGGACCCATCGGCCCCGTCAGCGTAATAGACCGATAGCAAGAGCCAGCCTAGTTCCCCGACTAGATACTGAGGCTTGCGAACTAACAACGAATAGAAGGGTGGCGTTGCTATGAGCAACAACTACTGGGATGAAGAAGACGATGACCTCGATACAGAAATCGAGACGCAATCAGATGGAAGTGACTTACTTAAAAAGTTACGGAAGGCTAAGCGTTCAGATGAAAAGCGTATTAAGGAACTCACTGAGCAACTTGAGAATTATACCAAGGAGCAGCGTGAGCGAACTGTCAAAGAAGTCCTTCAGAAAAAGGGCGTTAACCTAAAAGCAGCACGTTTAATCATGAAAGACATTGAAGATTTTAGCGAAGAGTCAGTGAATAACTGGCTTGAAGATAACTCTGATTTGTTCGGATTAACACCTGCCGAGGAAGCACGAAAGACTACTGAGTTTGACCGCGCAGAACTGCGCCAGCAAGACTCATTAACTAGTAATGCTGTAAGCCCTGATAGAGCAGAAGACTTAGATTACAAGTTAGGTGCTGCACAAAGTGCAGACGACATCTTGTCAATCCTTCGCTCGCAATCGTAATGTCCGTTCATAGTCACTTGGAGGTGACAAACTAATGCCTACATCATACACAGGCACAACATCAACAGGCTCTGCTTCCCTCGGAGGTACAGCAGGTGGTGCTGGTTTAGTACAAAAGGCGTATGACCGCCTTGTCGAATTCGCTCTCCGCGCCGAACCACTAATTCGTTCAGTTGCAGATAAGCGTCCAACTAACCAGTCAACACCAGGTTCAACAGTCGTTCTACAGAAGTACAACGACCTATCACAGGCAACAACTGCTCTCACAGAAACATCTGACCCAGATGCAGTTTCATTGACAACACCAAACACAGTTACAATTACTCTTAATGAGTACGGTAACTCTGTATTGGTAACACGTGCTTTGGAACTCTTCTCACTTGCAGACGTAGACCCAGCAGTTGCTAACATCATCGCATTCAACCTTGCCGATTCTATCGACACAGTTGCAATGGCGACACTAGGTGGCGGAAGCAATGTAATCTACTCAGGTTCAACTGCTACATCATCAGCAACAGTTTCTGCTGCTGCAACACTAACTTCTGCTAACATCCGTAAGGCTGTTGCTAAGTTGCGTGCTAACAAGGCTGCATACCGTAAGGGTGCAATGTACTGGGCAGGTATTCACCCAGAAGTTTCACACGACCTTCGTGCTGAGACAGGTGCTGCTGCTTGGCGCGACCCACACAACTACCAGTCAAATGAAAACATTTGGGCTGGTGAAATCGGTTCATACGAAGGTGCGTACTTCATCGAGTCACCACGTATCAACTCTGAGAAGATTGGTGCTGACCAGACTGCTCTAGCAACAACAACAGCAACAGTTGCTGGTGTATCTGCTGCATTCACATTTGGTGTAGCATCATCATCTGTTATTGCAACACGTGCTGAAGTTGGCGACAAGATTTCTGGTACAGGCGTAGGTACATCTGCAAAGATTACTAATATAGCAACATCAGGTTCAACAACAACATTTACTGTTGACGTTGCTAACTCTGCTGCTGTAACTGTGGGAGCAACAATCACAGTAACTCCAGTAACACGTGTCTACGACACTATCCTTGCTGGACAGCAAGCAATGGCTGAGGCAGTTGCCGAAGAGCCACACGTAGTAATCGGACCAGTAGTTGACAAGTTGATGCGCTTCCGCCCAATGGGTTGGTACGGCGTACTTGGCTTTGCTCGCTACCGCGAAGAAGCACTATACCGAATCGAATCAGGTTCATCAATCGGCGCTCTATAAGAGTTGATTGACGGGTGGGCAGGGGAGCAATCCCCTGTCTATCAGTAAATTCACTAATTTAGACAAGGCAAATTATCGTATTTATTATAGGGAGATTAAATGACTACATATATCTTTACCACACCAGTGGTTAAAGAGGGACCGTCAGGTGGTCATCGTCTATTTGAGTTCTACAAGATTGACCGTGGCATCACTATCGTGCGCCAAGATGGTGTCTACTATCAAGCACGCTATCTAGTAGATGGTGATTTGGCTGACTTCCAAGAAGTCTACCTTGGTGGACGCAATCACGTAGTTAATGAGGCAACAAAGGCAGCATTGATTGCTGCAGATATAGATGTGACAGAAGCAAACTTTACAGCACAGTAGGGGACATCATGGAACACGAACATATTAGCAAAGTTGTTAAGTGGGGTTACAAGTTAGAGGATGGGGACATGATTCCTTATTCTGCTTTGTACGGTTGTACAGAATGTGATGCTACCTCAGAGGAGCCATTCCCAACTAGCGAAGTATTTATTGACCACACAAAGTGTGGACCTAATTGTTTTGGTTGCAAGGCTAAGTCTTTACAACTAAACGCAGGAGATGCGACCAGAGATATATCTGACAAGAAATGGACTGGTGAACTCAATGCATACAAGGAGGCACGTTCTCAGGGTATGCAACCAGGTGGTACAAGCATGCAGCACATCGAGGCAGCACACAAGGCTAGTGAGGTTATGAACAAACCTTACAATGCTGAGACTATGCCTCCAGCACGATACATCAATAAAAATACAACCGAAGTACTCAAGGAAGTGGGAACAATATAATGCCAATGGTAGGAAAAAAAGAATTCGCTTACACACCAAAAGGAATGGCAATGGCTAAGGCTGAGGCTAAGAAGTCAGGCAAGCCAATGAAGAAGGCAGTCAAGAAGACTGCAAAGCGTATGGTTAAGAAGTCATCAATGGTACGCAAGAAGGGCATGTAATCATGGCGGTAGCAAAGAAGGCTGCAGCCAAGGGTTCAGTTGCAAAGACATTTGATATTAATAAGTTAATACCAAAGATGACCAAGCAAGATGCACAAAGTCTTGCGATGTTAAAGAAGAAGTACGGCAAAGACGTTTACAAGAGTTACGGCAAGTAACAATGGCAGTCAAGAAGAAAGCAGCAAAGTCTAAAGTAAACGCTGCTGGGAACTATACCAAACCTGGTATGCGTGCCTCACTCTTCAAAAAGATTAAGGCTGGTTCCAAAGGTGGAGACCCTGGTGAATGGTCTGCACGTAAAGCACAGTTGCTTGCAGTTCAGTACAAAAAGGCAGGCGGAGGTTACAAGTAATGGCACTGGCTAAATCACAGCAGTCACTTAAGAAGTGGACCGCACAGAAGTGGAAGACCTCTGATGGTAAGCCCTCTAAGGGCAAGAAAAGATATTTACCATCTGCTGCATGGGCTGCGTTAAGCCCAGCAGAAAAGACTGCTACTAACAAAGCCAAGGCTCAAGGTAACGCTAAAGGTAAGCAGTTTGTTAAACAACCTAAATCTATTGCAAAGAAAACGGCTAAGTACAGATGAAAGACTCAAGACTAAAACGGGCTGGTGTAGCAGGTTTTAACAAGCCAAAGCGTACACCTAGTCACCCAACTAAGTCACACGTTGTTGTAGCAAAAGAAGGCGATAAGGTCAAGACTATTCGTTTTGGTCAGCAGGGTGTCACGGGAGACAAGAAGCCAACAGCAAGACAGAAATCTTTTAAGGCTCGTCACAAAGCCAATATCCAAAAAGGTAAAATGAGTGCAGCCTATTGGGCTGACAAAGTTAAGTGGTAAGTAAATTATTTATTCGTACAAAGGAAGGCTAAACAATGGCTGGTAATACTGGTAGTCCATTATGTGCAGAACTCAACCGTATCGCAAACTATGGCGTATACCCAGATAGAGATGACTTCCTAGAAGAGCAAGGTGCTGCCAACGTTTGGGCAGGTACCTCAGGTCTTGGGTTATTGGGTGCTCTTAACTACATTGTTGACCCTAACCGTACTGATAATAATTACAAGGGACTTACTGCAGTTTGTAATGAACTAGCAAGTACTACTGGCTTATCTGATGTTGATGCGCTACGCACCATCAATCACCCAGCAGAGGTACTGCTTAAGGGAACTACAGCACGCTCTGCTGCCTACTACATTGATGCCACAGATGCTTCTGCATCTGGACAGACTATTA